GGGCCGATGTTGATAACCTGCCCTACAGCCTGCTCAGACTCACAAGCAGTCATAACAGGTGCAATAACATCCTGAATAAAACTAAAGCAACGCAACTGAGTGCCATCACCATAAACAACAGGTTGCTTACCCTGCAACATCCTGTTAGTCATAATGCTCGCAACATTCCTAAACGGATCATCAAACTTCTGCCTAGCCCCAACAATGTTATGGGGAACAAGCACAACCAAATCAACACCATGGACTTTAGCCAAATTAGTCAACAACTTTTCTGCAGCTAACTTAGCAATACCATAAGGGTCTTGCGGTTTAGGGTCAAGACTCTCATCAAAGAAATCACCATGATTATTGCCATAACGAGCCATAGAAGACATGTAAACAAACTTTGGCACATTAGCCCGAATACTCGCTGTCATGGCGTTCACGCTTATCTGAACAGTGTTTCTGACCACAAGAGCAGGGCTAAACACACTCAAACCTTCATAAGCTGTGCAAGCAGAATGAATAACCAAATCAGCCCCAACAAACACAGGCGAAATGGCTTCTAAATCATCCAAATCAACGTTATGGAACTCGACACCTGCAGGCACGTTATCTAAACTGCCACCAAGCAAGTTATCTATGCCACGAACCTGCCAGCCCTTAGCCAAATACGCATCAGCAATATGTGAACCCAAAAACCCTGCAACACCTGTAACAACAACTAATCCCAAGAGTTTGCTCTCCTAATCTGCAACTGCCAGCGACCTTCATCAAACCTGTTAGCATCAACCTTTTGATTGAAATACTTTTGATTATTTCTAAAAGTTGTTTCATTACGCAAACTCAACCTTGCATCACTATTGATTGTTGAACTGTTGTCATGCTTCAGCTGTAAAGGCAACCGGTCAACACGCAAACCAGCATGAGCGATTCTTCGCTCATAATCGTTATCTTCAAAATAGATAGGGTGCAACGCTTCATCAAACAAACCCACAGAGTTCACTATCTCGTCACCTACAACAAAAGTTTGGTAGTAAGGGAACTTATCGCACAAAGTCAAAGCATCACGTTTAGCAGTCTTCAACAGATCTAAATCGCCAGGTGCAAATTCACAGTCAGCCGAAGTAAAAAACCAGCGTGTTTCAAAAGGCAACATCTTGATACCTAGATTCCATGAACTTGCAACACCCAAGTTACTAGGCAACTCCAACCAATGAACCCTTACCGAATCATTTTCGTGATAAAAATCGTCTTGAATTGCACCCGAATTATTGATTACATAGACAGTCGCATTGACATCAATGCTCTCAATCATGCGTTTCAACAAATCAAACCTGTTCAAAACAGGAACAATCAAAATCACTTTTCTGCCAGCTTCTTTATTAGTGGCTTCCAAGACTCCTTGTAAACCTTGTCCGCATCATACTGTTTAGCAAACGCAATAGTGTCAGGGAACTCTCCCCTGCCACGCTGATACGCCTGCTCCAAAGCATCCACAATGCCAGACACCAAAGGAATGTTGAACCAAGTGTGTTGCCCTGCATCCCAAAACGGTTGCCCATTCACCAAGAACGAATCAGGGCCTGCAAGTTCAGCACTAGCTGCAAAGTTAGAAGTTATGATAGGAATCCCACAACTTTGTGCTTCTAGCTGTGGAATCCCAAAACCTTCACCATAGTTACAGAACAAACCCACATCCCAAGCCGAATAGATCGCAGCCAAAGTTTCCTGACTAATCCCATACTGATAAGCAATAGGGTCAACCATCATTACCTTTTCAGGGGGAACACCACAAGCCTGCAAAATGTTAGGCAACACAAACCCAGACTGCTTGCCATACGGTTCAGTATGCAAATACAAAATAACGTCATCATGCTTAGCAGCGAAAATAGCGAAAGCCAACAAGTTTTCAGACACAGCTTTACGGTGAATAAACCCACCAGCCTTATTAGCAAAGTTCATGCCAACAACAAACTTATCTTTACCACCAACAAACTCTCTACCGGACTGACCTTCAGGCAAGAACTCAGTAGGTTTAAACAAGTTAGTGTCAATCGCATGTGGGATGTATTCAGACTCTAAGCCTGCGTTTTCAATCATCGCCTTACCAAACTTGCTCATAGCAATAGGCGTAACATTAGGTTTCTTCAACCAAGTCAAAACCTTTTCAGGTGCAGGCTGGTGATCTATCGGAACCCAAGAAGCAATAGGGATGCTATCTAAAGCAGGGTTATCTAAAACCCAAACATCATAAAGCGTAATCAAGAACGCAGGCAGATTAGCGTTTTCTGCCTTCCAGTGAGCATGATTTATAGGCAACACATCAGTAGAGTATTGATTCATGCCACGACTGTAATGCGGTATCAGCCCTGAGCCTGTTTCAATCAGACTGTTGACACCTTCACCACCATAGTTAGACATCATCGCAACCTTATGCCCATCCTTCACAAGCCTAGAAATCACTTGCTTAGATTGAGTGCCATAACCTGTTGGCTGATTGAGAGAGTTGCTATACCAAGAAATACAAGAATTAGTCATGCCCCAAGCATAATAGAAAACACCCCCAAGACAGCCCTACGCAGCCGAATTGGGGGTGAAATCTAAAAGAGTTTAGTAAGCCTTAGCTTGCTCCACCCTTGAACTTCTTGATGTTTGCAGTCTGCACAAGAGCAGAGTCCAAACGCCAAGTTGCACGCCAAGTAGCAAGGTCGTTACCAAAAGCAAAGTCATCGCTTCTGTCAACCTGTAGTCCACCAGCGTTACGGATGTAGATGCTCTTTAGGTCACCAACAGCAAGAGAGTTCACGCCAGTACCAGGGTTCGGCAAAGCAGGAGTTTCAATAACTGGAACACCAAGAACTAGATCTCTACGATCCTTTGAATCGCCAACCTGGAACACGTAGTTACCTGCAGTGTCCTTTAGCTTACGCAGAGCTGCAATAGAAGTGCTGTTTGCAAGCATAGCGAAAGTAGGTCTGTTACGTAGTGAACCATCAAGGCTGTAAATCAAGTCAATGACGTTATCAGCACTGAAGGCCCCGCTTACGCCTGTCGAGCCTGTAACACCAGTACCTGCAACAGGAAGGAAACCTGTAGGCTCTACTGTTCCAGTACCGTTAACAATCTCATCGGCGATCTTAAAGCCCAGAGCGTTGCCAAACTGTTCCGCCAGAAATTGGATTATGTCTACACCTGCGTCAGCGATAAGCTCACGAGATAGCTGTGCTAGTGCTGAGAACTTGTATGCTCCAAGAGTTGTAAAAGCGTTGAAAGTAGGCTCGCTTGTACCAATTGAAACACCCTGACCAACGATAGTTGCAGTTGAGAATGTTGCCTGAGATGGAATCTGTAGGTTCTCTCCACCAGCAGTGTTGATAACAGTTGCATACTCAAGAAGTGGGTTTACAAGTCTTGCAACCTTAACAATCTCGTTGTAGAAAGATGTAGGCACTGGAGCACCAGTAGAAGAACCTGTGATAGCACGGAACTCGTGTCCACGGATTTCGCCTGCAACCATCTTACGAAGGATCTCTGCATCTGCGTTTAGTGCACTTGCACCAGCAAAGTCAACTGTAGCTGACTGCATCGCTTCAGCAACTTTAGATTCACGCTGCTCTAGCTCAATTAGTTCATTTCTCTTGTTGATGTCTGCAGTTAGAGAAGCATACTTTGCTTCGTCTTCGCCTGACCAAACGCCGCCACGAGCTTCAACTGAATCAATCAGTTCCTTTGCTTCGTGCCATGCTTTAGCCTTTGCATCAACCTGTTTTGCGATAAAGTCGCTCATGGTTTGTTCCTTTCAAGAACATAAATGTAAGGGATTGTTTTAGGTTCAGAGATAAACTCACATAACCCGATCAGGGGATAAACGCACCTGACAAATAAAGTCTATACAACACGTTTATACACGCACATAAGAAAACCCCCTGGGACAAATCAGGGGGAAAGAATTAGTTTTCTTTTTTAAAAGCAGGCACAATGAGAGGATGCCTACAAATCAACTATACACGCTGCATCAGCAAATCAAGCTGCTTCTTCTTTAAATCGAGCAAAGCCTGTGGGTTAGTAACTTCAGGGTCTTTCTTCAAAACCTTACCCAAAGTATCTGTCAACAGTTCGCCTTGACGTTCAGTAAGAACTTCACCAGACTCCAAAGCCAGCAGAGCATCAGTTAGTTCTTCAGCAGAAACTCCACGAAGTTCAGCCAGTTTGAAAATCTTTTCAGACAGTTCATTCATAGATCTAACAGTCGCACTTCCATCCGTTCCAGGGTAGGCAGGGAAAGCAACCCCAACACTAACTTCATGAACATTGACACGCTTCAACAAACGCTCATTAGCGTTAGCCCACTCATCGCCACCAGCAGGAATCCTGAAACCAAAACTAAACGCTGTAACATCGCCACGCTGAATACTTATGGCAGCATCTTTACCTGCCTGAGTCATCGGCAAATCGGCTTCAACAAGCAAGCCACGCTCATCTTCCATAAGGCGTAAAGTACCTGCACGAGTAGAACCCAAAACAACGCTAGTGTCATGATTCCACAACAGTTTCACATCGTTACGTGACTTCAAAGAATCCTTGAACGCACCACGCTGGATAGTTTCAATAAAAGGCAAAGGCTGACTAGGGCTATTGAACACAGCTGCATAACCACGCAAAGTCATGCCATCACCTTCTTGGCGAATCTCTAAATCATGAAGCATCTCTCTACGCTCAATACCAGCCATCACACGCTCCCCACGTTCATGCAACTCAACAACCTTTACAGGGTCAACAAACCTAACTGAATCTTCTTCCTGCATACCTGTTGAGAGATCCACAGAGTCAACAACATCTTCAACATCAACTTCAAGTTCAACAGGTTCAGTCACAGACTCAACAAGTTCAGATAACTTATCTACAGTCTTAGCCAACTTACCTACAAGCTCTAAAACTTCGCCCTTCAACTCGCCTACCTTGTAAACAAGTTCTTCCTTAGTAACAGGCAAATCCATGTATTCTCTCTTTTCACTCACAACAGTAATTTTATCTTCCAAAACTAAACTTGACCTTTCCTGACTCAAACCATTCACCCAAGTCTGCCCAGGTGTCCCGCCCCACGAATCCCACGCCACTCTGCCTGGACTCGGGTAACCTTCTTCACCACTATTGAAACCTGTAGCACCCTTGACAGAATCTTCCATGCGAGCAAAGAAACTGATCATCCTATTCACAGTCGTACCTGAGATGTCTTCACCCGAAGCAAGCTGAACAGCCCTAGCCCTACCAACATCAGTAAAGCCATCACCAGCCAAACCTTCAGCAATCCACTCCAAAGCACGTTTAGCAGCAACAGCAACACCTGCAGGCGGACTAAAACTGCCATCAGGGTCAACAGCACGCTCCCCACCAACAGGGATGCCTTCAGCCAAACTAATAGCAACCATCTGATCTATTGCTTCTTGTTTAGTTTTGTGTGTGCCTAAAACTTCACCATCATCCTTGACAGTAACCCAACCGCTCTCAGCCTGCTCAACAAAGTAAGGCATTACGCACCTGTTTCATAACTGCCATCAGGCACAGTAGTAGGGTTCTGCAACTGAACTGTTGGAAGCCCTGTATGTGCTATTGGGTTTAAACCTAAACTCTTCAAAACATCTTCAGGGACAAAGCCCAAAGCAATAAGTTTCTGAGCCATGTCAACCTTAGTTTCATCTTCATTCAACGAAGCAGCGTTGATGTTGATGTTAGTCAAAGGCACACGAACAACATCGCCACCTTCAATAGGTCGCATGTTCTCTTTACGTCTAACTTCATTAGTTGACAGCACACCATTCTGCAACAGCTTAGAATAGCCTTCAATTCTTGTCGCATAATCTCCACGAAGCAGATCATCAGTGCTAAAGGCTAGATACGCTCCATCAATAAGCAGGGTGCTAAAGGCATCTTCAAGTTTCGCAAGCCAAGGTCTAAGCGTGTGAGTTACAAAAGCAATCTGCTTCTGCTCAATGCTGTTATAGCTCTGGCCACCATTATTCAAACCAATCATGTCTGTAGGCACACGATACGCTCTAGCCACATCTTCAACAGCAAGCCTGCGAGAGTCAAGCATCTGAGCCTGATCGTTAGCAATAGTTGTAGGTTTGAACACTGCACCACCAGAAAGAATCCCTGTCTTGTGTGCCTTACGGAAACCCTTGTGCTGTCTGTCAAAACTTCTAGCAAGATTCTCTGCCTGCTCAGCTGTCAACGCTCCAGGATACTCAATAACACCCTGAGTCAAAGTTCCCTGACCAAAGAAACGAGCAGCAAAAGACTCTAGGCTGATTGCTAAACCTATGTTTTCTTTTAGCGTGTCAATCGGTGACTTACCCCTGAACTCACCTGGCATAATGATAGAACCCGAAATGTGAAGCATCTCATCACTAGACAAAACCTTGTTGCCTTCAACAGTAGAAGTGTAAAACTTTTGCCCCAAAGCATTACGACTAACCTGAACATTCAAAGGGTTCAAAACAACCATGTTTACGATGTTGCCTGAGTTATCTTTGAACAAGCGAACAAAAGCGTTACCGTCAATCAACAGGCTAATCATTGTTTGCTGCCAAAACGCAACACTAGGAATAGCCACATCAGGCTTGTTTACCCAAGCAGGCTTCGGCCTATAAGGGTAAGCAATACCATCACGCCTAATGTAAGTATCAACAGGCAAAGCCGAAACAGTATCGCTAATCAAAGACACACAAGCCCAAACAGCGTTCACCGTCAAAGAAGTGTTGTAGTCAACGAAAGCTGCAGACTGTGTTTCATAAGAAGTCAGATCACCTGCACCCCACAAGCTCTGAAAACTTATAGCCCTAGACTCACTGCCAGACAAATTACCTAACATTACTTACCGCTTCTCTCCCACGCCAAACCAAACAACAACAAACCAACACCAGCCACAAGCACACCTGCAGGGACAAAGATAAGGCCTGCACCAACAGCAATAACTG